AATGAGTTTAAATTTATTAATTGGAGAAACAAAATGAGTGATAAGAAATATCCGTATATTGGTGAGTCTATTAGCGGCAAAAAGTATCTTGTGTATTCAAAAAGCAGCGGTTTTAAAATTGATAAAGGTACATTTCATGGCCAATTAAACGCTGATATGATTGAAAACATCACCCGCGAACGCCTAGCCAACACATACGGCAAATGTGAGAGTCAAGAGCATGCTAATTTTATTTGTGAGCTTGCGGATAGTCACGGAATCAGAGTGACAAATGATTACAACGAAAGTTTTGGTAGGGTTTATTTTGTCTGCGAAAAGGGTTCATTAAGCTTCTTTGAGGCTTTATGTACAGATTTAGAACTAATCCACCTACCACTACCACCAAAGGAGAAGCCAATGATAGAAACTAAACCAACCTACACAAAAGAAATGCATGAGCGCGGTGAATTGCCGCCAGTTGGTAGTTATTTTGTTATGAATGATATTCCGAATCATGTTAGCTATAAAAAATTCGAGGGCTTGCCTTGCAAGGTTTTAGCTTTAACTGAACATGAAGATGGTGTGGTTGTTACATTTAACAATGAGCGGGAGGGCTTTGGTGCACTGTGGCACCATGAAGGTATGGGACCAATCCCAACAATTGAATATGAGCTAGCTTGCTTTCTAGATAAAACAGCTGGCCTAACACACGGCGAAAGAGTTATACAAATGCTAAAAAAATTCAACATAACACCGAAAGGAGAGTGAGATGCTAACAATTGCAGGACTATTAATTGAAGCTGAATATCAAATAAATGTGGGCGGTGCTTATTTGTTTTTATTCTTGATTGATTGCATATTAACCGTTGGGATTTACGATTTAATTAAAAGTAAAGCGCAGAAATAACTGCGCTAACTAAGGAGAAATAAAATGAAAGAATCGAAACAATTATCGCCAAAGTTAATGAATGGCAAAGATTTAATTAAATTATTAAAAGATAACGGTGTCATAAATCCTGACACCGAAGTATTTAAAGTTTGCGTTAAGGCCTCTGTGAATGAAGCTGCGGAGGTCGAGGTTAGCTATTATCCACGTGCTAACTAAGCCAATTATCTAAAAACGCGCCGTTGCCGTGAATTAACATCTCGTCAATGGCGTCCATTAATGTGTCGTACTGGTCATCAAATCCTTTTTCTTTATCTGTTAAAACGCCCACTGTAATTCCAGAAAGCTCAGCTAAGAACGGTTGAACCCACTCTGTACTATATGCAGTTTCACCCGACTCGTATGTGGTATTAAATATTTTATTACCTTCATCATCGTGCAGTTTTGGAATAAACACCTTACCCATTTTAATTTGCGGCTGGCAGTTGTTGTGCCTAATCAGTTTGTTCTGGCCCTGTCCGCGCTGAACTGACATAACAGGTATATGTTTGCGCTTTTCTAGTGTGGTTATCAAACCTTGACCTGCTTGCTTATCCTCAATAGACATATAGCGAATAGTTAAGCGCTGGCTTTGTGGTGAGTTTGTCCACTTATCCCACAGCTCCTCAGCTTTTTCTAACAAGTCAGTCGGGTCCCATTTACCGCGACAACTATCAAGAACGTACATATTGCCATCTGAACCCATTCCGCAAAGAGTGAATACAGTATAATCGTTATGGTCCTTAACTTTGCCTGAGTTGGTGTCAACATAAACTGCAGCCCATTCGAGAAATGGTAACTGCTCATAAGTCTGAAACCAATCAGTATCAATAAGGCCACCAGAAAGCATTTTAGGGTTTTGCATATACTGGCTAAGGAATGTGTATTCGTCACGTTCCCATAGGTCTAGTAATTGGTCTATATGCTCCATCTGCGGCCAGTATGACCAATATTCGACGCCGTTAATTACCCTGCTGTCAGTATCTTTTATCGTGTTCCAGCAATCTTCTTTAGTGTCATCATCTAGAGTATCAAGAAAATCTTTTGTTATTAGTGCGGGTATTTGAACCAAATCAAACTTAACACCCATACCACCAGCGAGGCAAAATCCTATAGTGTCCTCAACATGCAACCGCTGTTGAATAATAAAAAACGGTGTAGGGTGGTCTTTACTTTTATCGCCGCGCCTTGAGCGAATAGTGTTTACAAGCTTTCGGTGTGCTGCTTCACGCTTAACAGGGCTAAACATATCCTCTGGCTTGTCAGGGTCATCTAAATTTATAGACCCGCTGAACTCATCACCGAAGTAACCGCCACGACCACCTGTTATTTGCCCACCCATTGCGCGTGATACAGTCTCACCTTTAACTTTGCCTTTCTCATCTACAATTTGCCATTCTTCAGCCTGGTTAACGCCAAACGAACAAGGCCAAAGCTCTTGGTATTCCTTGCTGGCAATAATGTCACGTGTACGCCTTGAGTTTCTTTTAACTAGAGTATCGGCGTATGAAAGGTTTAGATTGCGGAATCGATTTAGCTTACCAGCTTGCACTAGCATATTTGTATATGCTGGCAAATGAATACTCATAAACTCGGTTTTAGTACCGCCAGGAGGAAGTGAGATTGCTAAATTATTAGATGGATTATCACCACGCAAAACGGCGTCTATTTTTTTAGCCATTAGTCGGTGATGCCAGTTAACTAGAAGCTTGTCACCTTGAATTAGTTCAAACCACAGTCTAGTGAAGTTTAAAAAGGAGCGTTCCGATCGCTCCTTAATTGCTAGACGCTGATAAAAGTTTAGGTTTTCCCATTCAAGCATCAATCAAGGTCTTCCAAGTGACCGCTAGCCATTTCATCTTGCGCCTTTTTGTACTCGCTAGGTGAGTAAGTTCTCATTGAGCCATCAGAGCTTGTGTGGTCCGTTTTAACTTCCTCTTTAAGGCCTAAGTCACGCGCAATAATGTTGGGGTTAAATATGCCAGCAGCCGCGCCGGTGAACTTCTGCTCACGAATAACGCTGTCAATTATGTTTACGACTTCCAAATATTCCGGCTTTTCTTTGTAATTGTACCAAGTTGATTTACTAATATTTAAGAATATCCAAAGGCCCTCGAGCGTCATAGCTCTTGCTTTTGGCTCTACGCCGCTTATAATTTCACCTTGGCTTGAAAACAGCTTAATAGCGTTAATTGTGTTTTCTTTGCACCAGTTAAAATACTCGTAAGCTCTACTAAGCATTTCATCTGGAGACTTGAATTTAGGCGGCTTTCCTACACCTTGCTTTGCTACCTCCCACAGCTCCATACATCACCACTCAATAATTAATCTTGCCCCAATTATAACATTAAACTTTAGACAATAAAAAAGCCCATCAAGGGCTTGGTTATCAACTGTCTTGCTGTAAAAATTCATAACTCCAATCGTCAAGCATGCCACTCCCAATATCAACCGACTTGTTGCAAATTCTAAGCTCGTAAACACCATCTTTCAGGCTATCAAATCCATTAATCCGCAAAACATCATACTCTATATCATCCATAATCTGATTTAGAGTAATGTTTGACCTACCTTTAAGAAGCGTCACTTTTTTCTGCTTTGAGAACGCGCTGTAATTTTTATGCCAGTATATAGTTGTTTCTACTTTGACAATCGCTTTAATTGGTCCCTTTTTCATATCACTCTCCCTCTGGTGGTGTTGGTAGTGGCATCCAGTGAGTTACCTCCATCTCCACACCAAAAGAAAAATCATAATCCCAAGATATAGACTCATTACCTATTTTCCAGCAACCATTAAAATCACGACTCCTTTCGCCTACACTTGGGTGTTCGTCATTCACCAAAATAGAAACGGTTACATCTAACGCTGGCAACTCATCCTCAACACTAATCCACTGGCTTTGCTTCTTAAGCTCTGCGTTTTCTGCTTGTAGTTTTTTAATTTCCTCATTTGCTTCGGCTAACTTTTGGCAAGGTGTTACCCCCTCGGTTTTTTGCATTGTTAACGCAAAGGATTTTGAGCTATCTTCCTTGCATTCAAAAGTTTGCTCAATGTAATTTACCGCGCCAGTTTCGTCAAAGTAATCAATCAGCGCATCAGCCAATTCATGTAAAATACTTTCGTGTTTATCACTCATCACTATCACCTTCATACTTACAATGCTGTGCGTCAATACCAGATTGATTACAAGCCCACACCCTAAAACTATCAATCAAACTAGGCTCTCCATTAAATAAAGCAACCGAAATAACAACTGCTACTATTACACCCAAAAAAGTATCACCAAAACTTTCTTTATTTTCTTTACTCATCATATCCACCCATTAGTATGTTAGTTATTATCCAGTTAATCATTTTCACCAGTCCTATAGTAAATTTTATCTCGCTCGAGTCTTTCGATATACATATCTGCTTGATCTGGCGTAATGCGAACAACCTCAACTAAGTACAAGCAAAGAACACTATCCCACTTCTCAAGGTTATAGCTTCCATGTTTATTTGGGGTTAATCTCCATTTTGGTTTTTTTGTCTTGCTAGACTTAAATAAATTAGTTAGCCAGTTAATCATATATCACTCGCTTAAATCTTTAATTGTTTTTAATATGCAAGCATCTAATAGCTTGCGGTTTGTTTTGTACCAGTTACTTACCGTTTGCCGGCTTTTATCTACGCTATCAGCTACCATTTGAATAGTTACGTTAGCCTTTAGGTGGCTGGTTTTTGATTTTATATATTGTGATGGTGTCATTTATTCACCCAACACTAATTCTAGCCCTGTCGCAAGCGTCATCACCTGGCTTTGTCGTGCTTTTTGCGTCATCAATCAACTCTTGGTCTATTACTGTAATTGCGTTTTTCATCACTTACCCTCCATTAAATCTTGCGCTAACTTATAACCGTCGAAATGCTCATTGCGACTGCGGCACTTGTTAGCCGCAAATACGCGCTCATCTTTCTGGTCTAACTCTTGGCGCAACAACATGTTTTCCTCAAGCAGCTTGGCTATCCTTTCCGCTTGGTCATCGATATGCTTTTGCATTAAATCGCGCTCACCAAACTGGTTGCAGCAGTGGTTTTTACAGTTCATTTCGCTCTCACCCTAAAACGCTTATAACTACACTTGCAGCCATCCATACAGCTCCAATTATTCTAAGTTCAGAATCATTATTTTTTATCCCAGCGATACCAGATAAAGCACCAATTAACAAAGTTAAAATACCAGCGATTAAAACAATCATTTTCTCTCTCCAAATAACCAATTAAAAAAAGCCGATGCAGTTACACCGACAGTAATCAAATACAAAATAAACGACATTGCAACTTCTTGAGTTCCATAATAACGCGCTGAGAACTCCACCAAGGCGATAGTAGCTAAAATTGCTAACATATATCGCCCTGAGCTATAAAACGCGCTGAAAATTGATTCTAGGCGGCTTAGATTCTATTTACTCATACTCACCACGCGCTTTAGCTAGTAGGTTTTTTATTTTTTCACCTTCATCATTAAAATAATGACCTTCACCAACTATCACTTCCTCAATCTTTTCAACTAAAGATTCAAGCATCTCATACATTTCTGGCGCTGCTGCTATTAAGTGTGCGTTTGCTTTTCCTTCTGAAAAAACTTGGCAGTCAGCTATAGTAAAAAACCCATCCCCAAAGTTAACATTGTAACCAACTTGGAAATTGTTTTTTATAATCCACTCACCTTTAGTAAATTTAGTTTCCACATCTCTCTCCAATTAAAAATAAGGCTGACAGGGTTGCTCGTTTGAAAAGTTAAAACCTGCCAGCCTTGCGCTAATTATTTAACCTGTAATTCAGTATAACCATTTAACTTTATATGTAAAGCTTTTTGTTTAATTTATTGTGATTTTTTACTGTGGGGTAATGTAGGGTAAAAATAGGGTATCATTACCCCACTCTACAGCCCCCGCAAATACTAGTAATAATATATATATAGGGTAAATAGGGTGTATTGTATTGTATTATTATTATTTTATTATTGTATATGTATAGGGTGTGTGGGGTTTAGTAGTATTTGTGTTTTTATAGAAAATTACCCTATTTACCCCATTTTGGTATAAAACCAAGTAACCACGCAGCTTTCAGAGTGGGGTAATTTTTCGTAAACCTACCCTATACTACCCCACGATTACCCCATTTTTCGTGTTTTTCTTCTATTTTTTAGATTAAAACCTCTTGTTTAATCTATTTATCGAATTGTACTTTTAGCTTTATATGTATAGTATTGTAATACAGCATAATACAGGAGAGAAAAGTGGACGCTTTAAAAGTTACATCATATAAGACAACTAACGGGCTTGATTCGCGCTTTGATGAGTGCGCTAAAAGTCTGAATATTGATAAGTCAAAAATACTACGCTCACTAATTCAAGACTTTTGCGAATCTTCAGAAATGGCGTTTATGAGTGATTTTGTAAAAGCAAAGTTGACCTCTGATATTTTAAAGTCAGAAAAGAAATCTCGCACATATAATAAGTAAGGGTTGATTATGCAAAGTATAAATACAGATAGCATTGTTAGCCTTGAGAAAGTTCGCGGCGGAACAATGGAAGGTGCAAACCAACACCAGGAAAGCTGGCCAGAACCTTTACTTGCTGATGGCGATAGAATTTATTTACCGATGAATTTAATTGATCATAGTAGTAATGATTTATTAAGCGGTTTAAGTTCTCAAATTGCTAACCAGGTGCAATTTCCAGAAAGCTCAGTTTACTTACATGGCATCGGTTGCGTTGCTGCAGCAATGGCTAAATCTTTTTATGTTAACTATTTTGGTGAACTGACAACTAATTTATATATCGCTACAGCGCAGCCGCCATCAACCGGTAAAACCGGCGTATCTAGCTACTTTACAAAGCCGTTATTACTGGCAACTAAAGAGCTAAACAAGTTACACGCAAAAGAGCGCAATAAAATAGATCGAAAAATCGAAGCGGCAAAAGCGGAGTTTAAAAAGAACGGCATCAGTGACGATGAAAAATACGATCTGGTAAGTGAGATTGAGCGACTAACAGAAAAGCTCGATCAATTCCCAATATATAAGCCGTACTTTACTGACGCGACACCAGAAGCAATTTGTAATGAAGCATCAAAGCAAGGTGGTTTATTTAATATTATCTCAGATGAAGCGCAATCAATTCTTACATCGATTGGCCTAGCGTATGGTGATGGAAAACGCGCACCAAACAATGAGCCAATTTTAAAAGGTTGGGATAATGGCTTTGTTTCAATGGTCCGCGTTAGTCGTGAAATGCCTGCGTTTGAAATTCGCGGCGGTATTGCGGTTTTGGCCCAGTATGAAACAGTACGCGCAATCCTTGAGATGTCCGGCCGTGAAAATGGTTTAACTGAACGTTTTCTATTTGGTTATGAGCCCCACAGATTAGGAACCCGCGACCACTCAAAATACGAGCCGGTAAACGAAGCGGTAAAGGCGCAGTATTCAAAACTAATTCACAACCTAACGTTTGCAGATAAAACGGTTTTATCGTTAACAAAAGATAGTCTTGAGTTTTTGGTAAATAAAAAGAATGCGTTTGAACCTTTAATGGCAGACGGTCAAATTTACTCGAGTAATTTAATGCGCGGTTTTGTCGGTAAGATGGATAAGCAAACTGTAAAAATTGCGGCAGTTATTCACGCTGTAGAAAACTTTGAAAACGGTGTAAATGATACGGTTATCAGTCATCGCAGCGTTGAACGTGCATTTAATATTTACAGTGAGTTATTAAAGGTCTTTGTAGGTGCCGCTGACTCTGAAGGTTACGGCGGTATTGAGTCGCAAATAAAAGTTGTCGTTAATTGTTTTAGAAACCTTATCGAGAAAAAAGGTCGCAATAAAATTAAGGTGCGCAACCTGGCTGACAACGTAAAGAAAACCGCACCATTCAAAAGCCAAACAAAGCTAATGAATCACATCAAGAATAACTTAATGCCTGTACTTCAAGCGCGTCAAATTTGTTGGTTTGATGATGCTAACGAGTCGGTAATTAAAATCAATCCAAAGGTGGCATAAATGATCGACGTTGAAGATTTAAAAGCCAAGGTAAACATTGTCGATATTATCGAGGAATTTGTACCGCTTAAAAAGTCTGGGAAAGATTACTTTGGTTGTTGTCCTTTCCATGGTGAAAAAACGCCGAGCTTTTCAGTTAACGAGCGTGACCAATATTATTACTGTTTTGGTTGCCATGCAAAAGGCTCTGTAATTGATTTTGTTATGGAATATAAAAGCGTTGATTTTCTTGAGGCGTGTAAATACTTGGGTGCTGACATTCACGAAAGAGAAACAATGCGCGGTGAAGTTATTAAAAAAAGACCTACCTACGCGCGCATGCCATTTGATGATTCATTGAGTGACAACCAGATAAGTGAGTTTTTATCTAAATGCGACACGTTGACGCATGGTGAAGAAACGATATTTACCTATGGATGCGACCAAGTGTTGATTCTAACTGACATAAACAGTAAGCCGGTTAACTTAGCTTTATGGGATGGCATTAAACACCGTTATTACAATAAGCATTTTGTTTTTGGTGCTTGCGCAATATTTGGTGAGTTATCCGGTGAAGTTGTTATGTGTGAAAGCTGGAAAGACGCAAACCGATTAAGTCGTCTTGAGGGTAAAAACACAATCTACTTTTTTGAGCCGTTAAACCTGTTTTACATCTGGCAAGAGTTAAAGCGCAAAGGGTGTGAAATAAAAATAATTTGTAAAAGCGATGAAGCAAAGTTTCACGCTGATAATTTTGGATTAACACAATAAATAACTTTACATGGTAAAGTTAAATGCATATTATTAACTGTGAATTAATTGGAGAGTAAAAATGAACAAAAATAATTTAACAGTGCTAAGTTTATTCGACGGTATGTCATGCGGTCGAATCACATTAGATAAAACGGGTATAACTCCTAAAGCATACTACGCAAGCGAGTTAGATAAATTTGCAATCAAAGAAACTCAAGCGAATTGGCCTAACACCATTCAGTTAGGAGATGTTACAAAATGGCGTGAATGGGATATTGATTGGTCGAGTATTGATTTATTAATAGGCGGCTCACCATGTCAAGGTTTTAGTTTTGCTGGCCTACAAGCGGGAACCAAAGCTAATTTAAACGGCGTTGATTTCATCATAGAAACGCGCGAACAATATCTACAAGCAAAATCTGACGGAGCGACTTTTTACAGTCAATCACATTTGTTTTGGGAGTACGTTTTGTGTCTTGATTACGTTAAAGAGAAAAACCCAAATATAAAATTCATGCTTGAAAACGTAAAAATGAAAAAATGCTTTATGGATATGATCACTGATGCAATGGGCGTTGAACCGGTATTTATTAATTCTGCATTGGTTAGCGCTCAAAATAGACAGCGTTATTACTGGTGTAATTGGGAGGTTACACAGCCAGAGGATAGAAAGTTAGTTCTTTCGGATATTATTGAAAGCGGTGTTGTAGATAGAAGTAAAGCGCATTGCTTGGACGCTAACTATTTCAAAGGCGGAAACTTAAAAAGCTATTTTGAGAAAAATAGGCGTCAACTTGTTTTTAATAGCGCGGCTATTGTTGGCAGAAAAATAAATCCAGAAACAGGAAAGCGCGAAGATTACAATGCGGACTTACCAACATTGCAAACTTTAGAGGTGCAAAACCACGGAAAAGCACGATGCTTATCAACTGTTAGCAAAG